AGAGTCGCTCTGACCCTCGCCCGGAGTAACCGGAACGTCCAGATAGAAGCCTGAAACCTGCTGTTTCCGCAAATCGTTGAGCGACATCCGCACAACTTGCGTAATATTCGGGCAAGTTTCCAGATCGGAGGTTTCGTAAGGCACGACGAGGTTTTCTGCGGGGACAAATTTGCTCACCGCGCGGTTTAAGTTCTCGTCGAAATACACTTTCTTAAAGGTAGAACCCGCCAGTGGGAGGTAGAACAGCATCTGATCCATGTCTGGCGTGTAGTCTTCCATCACGTTGGTGATGTAATAATTCATAAACTGACGAACACGACGTGCCTGACCCTCTTTTTCCTTGGTCTTATCGCCCATAACGGTGGTGCGAACAGGCCCAGAAGCCGGCAATAATTCGTTAAACGCCTGTGCTTGGAACTGCGTCGCCGCTTCGGCCAGCAAAGGATGCGTTACACCGCTGGATCCGCGGAAAGGTTGCGTCCGCTCTTCGTAGTTAAAGCCCAGTAGTTCCAAACCGCTGGCATAAGCGTCTTCCCACTCCTGCCTTGACGCCTTATTGGAATCAAACTCTTCCAGAAGTTCCGAAGCAATCCGAGCCAGTTCACGATCCGGTAGCTCTTCAGCAAGGTTCGAGTAAAACCCGTCATCGCCCAGCATCTCATCTTGTGGCTCAAAATCGACTTCAACCCCGCCATCGTCTGTTGGCGAGATTTCGATCTCTCCGATATCCTCGCCCTGAATCATGGCAAGCACATTGTTCTGTGAATCGGGAAGCTCGATCTCAATCTCAGCTTGTAAGTCCTCAACATCAAGTTGAGAAGGGACGTTGTTCTTTTCAATAGCCATTCGTTGCTCCGGTCATATAAGGAACGTATTGCATAATACCATTGGACCGCGGTCCGCGAGTCATGTTCACTGCTTTATCCTTCAAAGATACCACGCCGCCGTCCGCAAACCGCTCATAAGGCGTCGTTTTTTCAATGCTCAAGTTGTCTGGATCAAAAACGACCATCATTTCTTTACCGCGTTGTTCAAATCGGTTGCCAATAATCCCCAAATCAATTAACGCTTTTGTTGCTTCCTCTTCGCCGCCGAGCTTTTGCTTTAACTTTCCATAGAACTGACTGCCCGTAGCTTTATCGTCAAGCTCTACAAGACGACGAAGGTCCTGAATTTTTGATGCTACAAAATCAGGCTGTTTGAATAAAGGCTTTGAAAAATCTAAAAAATGTTCTTTTTCGGCGTTAACCATAACGTCGTACACGAACCCCGCGCCTTTCCCAAGAGGCTCAATAACTGGTCGCCCGTCTTGGGTAGGGTTTAAATTGCGGACTAACGTAGAGCCGTCTTCAAAAAAGTACATGATTTTTCCGTTGTCCATATCGACAACTTTAGACTCTGCCCGACGATTTGCATCTTCTAGGACATCGCTTAACGCACGATCTGTGTCTTCTCTTAATTTTGGATCGTCAATAACGTCTGGATCGTATTTTTTAGGGTTAGCTCGCATATCCTCAATGTCCACCCCAAATGGAAAAGCTACGTCATAAGCAACATCTTCTTCTCCCGCAAAGTCCCTTTCTGCAAAACGACGAGCATAACCAACGGCAACTTCTTCGTCTCCGAGATAGGTTCCGGGGCCCGCAGTGCGTTCCCTAAGCAAAGTATAGTCACTTGTACTCTTAGGGTTTCTGGCAAAGAAATTAAACAAACGCCCTGATCCGTGTTTCATGGAAAAAGCGCCGAGCATGCCGGGTAACATTGCTGGGCCGAATGCGGTAGAAGCAATGCCCGCGCTGGTAGGAACAATGTCCGTAGCCGCACCAGCTAGTTGCTCGTCTGAAACAGGTAGTCCAGATAACTTGCGGTCAAAAGTCGATAAAGCACGGCTGGCCATGCCCATGATTCCGCCAGCAGGATCAAACTCGTAAGGCTCTTCGCTTGCCCCATACAACGGGTGCTGTACAGATTCGGCACGGCTCATTGGGGTAAAAATGGTGTCGTATACGCGGCCCGGTTGTTGCGTAACGTCTTGCTCAAATTGGGAGGGTTCCACGCCATACTCACCTTCGGGGCGCTCAAAATACCCTATGCCTCCTCCGTTTTCGTATGCCCGTACTGCGGAGTCCCCTTCGCCAATCATGCGGGGACCCGTGATATCAATAGAACGGGAAAATGCGCGCTCAAAAGTAAACGCGGGGGCCGCCTTTAGCAAAGTGTTAAAATCTTCTTCTGACATTTCCGCCGCTTTTTCTGGCGTAATAATCATGTTGTCGAATTCAGGCTGTGGTTCTTCACCGGTTAATGATCCGAGGACCGAGGAGATCAGGCCGGGAGCCTGCTTGTACGCGTCAAAAGATTCTTGGAGTTCTGCTCTATCGACATCCGATAAGTCTTGAAACTGATCGTCGGTCATGGACATCGCGCCTTTCAGTGCCAAAACCCTTGCATTTCCAAGGCCGAAAGGTCTTGTGACGTCGTATCCAGCTTCTTCCAGAAGTTTTTGTGCTTCTGCGGAGTTACCGTAACGTTTCATACGGAAATAATCCAAAGCGCGCAACGCCGCCTCTTCCTCTTTCTTTGGTAGCTTAACAAGAGGGTGCATCCCTTCATGAATCGGTACCTGAGAAAACGCCGCTTGATTACCGGCAACGTTAATGTCGCGAGAAATACCAAGACGTTCTGCCACTTCTGGAATCAAAGAGTTTCCTAAAACGCCTTTGCTACCTTGGGTATACAGATAGTTTGAATCCTCATAACCAAAGGGAACCTTGCCCGTATATACAGCTTCGTCAATTGCCCGTCGTTCCAAGATGTTGCTGGGGTCTTGTTCAAACTGCAAAAAGTTGTAGTAATCGATCATATCGTCAGTATTTTTATCGATCACGCTTCGTGCGGCTTCGGCGGCAAAAGGAGGAGCCGAGGGACCCAGTTGATAGTTTATCGCATCGGCGGTTTCTGCTAGACGGGCTTCGACGGCGGCGGGAAAGTCCGCTTCGGTACGCACCCGTTGCTGACCCAGCATTTGCTGTCTTAAATACTGCTGTAAGTTATCTTCGGCGTTTTGAACTGGATCGGCCATAAATGCGCTTTCCCGAGATGTCAATAGTATGCCGCAACTTTAACAGATTGATCGCTATCTTCCCAATCATCTGTAGGCAACTGAATGAAATTCCCCTGCCGGTAGCGCATCAACGCCTGCGTCATGGAATCCACAAGGTCGTCATGCTCGCCGTTTGGAAAGGCCGCAACCTCCTCAACAAGCTCTTCCGCCCAGACTTCATCGGGGGCCCATACCATGCCGGCTTCAAACAAGGGTGAAACAGCATGTACGCGCGAGATCTTATCGTTGCCCTTAGAAGGGGTGAAGTTAACGACGGGGATCCCTGTCTGACGCATTTCGTGAGTCAACGGCATACCCGAAGCCTTGGCTTCCACGATGACGGTGTCGGGGTCCCAAAAATTATATTGTTCAAAAGCAATCGCCTTGAGTTCCGGAAAATCCCACCGCCCCTTCTTGGAGTCGAGCAAGATAATATTCGGCTGGGCTCCTTCGTTAGGATAGAACACACCCCACGTCGTAATCGCCGAATAGTCGGCCGTCTCGCGTTTTGAAAACGCCGTGTCATAACTCTGAATCACAAACTGCAACTGAGGAACCGTATCCTTCTCCCAAACGTTCCACCACTCGCGTTTGATAATCGCGTTCTCTTCGCCCGTCGGATTCTGTTGATACTGAGCATTCCACTTGCTTGGCGGAATAGATGCCCGGACCCTTGATAAATCATCTAAAGACCAATACTCAGGCCAGCAGGGTTCCTCATTCTCCTCGCCAGAATTAAAAATTGCAGGTAATTCAACAACTTCCCACTGGTCAGCAAGGGGATCCTTAGCCATCGCTTTCAATAACTGACCCGTCATATCCTTCTCTGACCACCGGGTTTGTACCAAAACAATACTTCCGCCCGGTTGCAAACGCTGACGGGGACCCCCTGTATACCAGTCCCAAGCATCATCAAAACCAGAATTCGACATCGCCGTCTGTTCCGAATGCGGGTCATCAATAATAATCAGATCACCACCACGTCCCGCTAAGTTGGAACCAACACCCACGGCGTAGTACATCCCGCCCTTATTCGTGTCCCAACGTCCTGACGCTTTGGAGTCAGCCGCTAACTGCACTTCAGGGAAAATCTCTTGATAATCATCGGACTCGATTAGGTTTTTGGTCTTACGGCCAAAATTGACTGCTAATTCTGTCGTGTGTGTCGCTTGAATGATCTTCTTGGACGGAGCACGGCCCATGAACCACGCAGGAAACAAATACGAAGCAAACTCTGATTTGGTATGACGGGGTGCCATGTTGATGATCAGACGCTTTAACTCGCCGTTAGCTACGCGTTCTAACTTTTCAGCAATGATTTTATGGTGCCGCCCTGCAATAAACTCGGGCCAAACGGTTTTAACAAACGCCAAAAAATTATTTTGGCACGTCTCTAACTTCTCTATCTGAGCAAGTCGCAAACGAAGTTTTAATTCTTTATCGGATAGCAGTTCTAAGTGCTCTGATTCCATGCCGGGGGACCCTAAATGTATGCGAATGTATGGGTAAATATAAGGTAGTAAGCGATCATATGGAATATCTGATGAATATTTGTGAAAAACATGGCCCTTGCCTCCGCCCCGGCGACCGCCGGCCGCGCGCCGCGAATCGCGGATTCTGGCTCGATCGATCGCGGATAGCCTCGATTGGGCGGGGAACCTTGCCGAAACCCGCGAACCGCTAGACGTTGTGGATAAGTCGCGGATCGCGGTGTGGATAACTTGAAATTTTATCCACAAGCTAAGTTATTGATTTTATGCGAGAATCGCAACCCCTGGCGCTGCTTGCAGCTGCACGTTTTATCCACAAAAAATCGCGATTCACGGCACGATAAAAACGCGTCGCCAGTCTTACCGATCCGCACTGGATTAAGTCACCGATCCGCCGGCCTCGATCCGCTCGACTGGATAGCGCGCCACGCTCCGCCGATCCGATCCCCTGCCACGCCGAAAACGAACCGATAACCAGTGGCCAGTTATCCGTGGCTCACGGCTCGCGGTACGTTTGGCAGGGAGCGCGGCCGACGGCGCGGGGCTTGATTTACTACCGGCGAAAAAAAGCCCGCACGATGGCGGGCTTGATTGGTTGAGACGGGTTAACCGGTCACGGGATCACAAAGCCGTTGAGTGACAATGTCAAAATACACCCGCTCAAATTCGCCGATCTCGATGACGTCGCGCCCGATAATCAACACTGGCTCCCAGTTGCGTTGAGCGAACCGGTAGTCGAACCCGTAGAAGTTGAGAACGCCGTTAAGCCGCTCCCGAGTGGTCACAGTGTTCCAACCTGCCAGAGTCAACGCGAGGGTATCAGTGTCGCCGGCTTTCCACGCGATAGCGTTACCGTGTAACCAAATAGTCTCACCATCGGTTGCGGTGTTGCCAAGTATGCGGGGTTGAAACCGCGCCCAAGATTGGACGATTTCTCGTGTAACTTTTCTCATTTTCTATTCCCTTTAAGTTGCCGGCCGTTATTGGCCAGTCGCCAGTATAAACAACGGTATGCGAGAAACGCAATAAAAAGGCCGGCGGGATCGCTCCGGCCGGCCTCGCATATTGCGGACTGGTTAACTAACGTCTATCGATAAAACGATGTCGCCGTCGTTGATCATTTCGCGCACCACATCGCGCACCGCCGCATCGAATGAACTGTCGCCGATGGCGTCCCCGATCCGCTCGTCTACATCGTCGCCGTCAATAAACGATGAACGATCAAAAGCATGCTCGATTTCTTTCTCGACTCGATCATCGACAATCGACTCGACGGCGTTTTGAAAATCGTTGCCGTTCAATACGTCATTCATCGCTTCATCAACCATCGACGTGAAGGCCGCCAGTATCTCAGGCTCAAGCAATGCGAACATGCCCGCCGTAATGTTCTGGTTTTTTTCAAGATACGAATTAGCACGGGTACGCTCCCGCTCGATCTCAATCTCAGCGACGTGAACTTTATTGCGGAGTTTCTCAATCTCAGCGCGTAAATCGTCCGGCGTAAACTCGGCGCGCTGTACTGGATCAAGTGAACCCAACTTATTCAATTCAGTTTTTAAATCAGTCATTTTTCTATTCCCTATGTTGCGGCCGGTAGTGGCCAGTCCTGATTATGCGATAAACGCAACCGATAGTGCAAATAAAAAAGGCCGGAGTAATTCCGGCCTATTGGTTAGCTATGGGTATAGCCGTCGGGTTCGATCCCGAGCCACATACCACACCATCGGATCATATAACTGGTGTCGAAAGTGGCGCGCATTGCACGTCGCCGAAACTCCAGAAACGATTGCGCTCCATCGGGATCGCGACAGAATACGCGGTGCAGTGATTCCAATTGCTGTCTGTTCATCTCACGCTCCTCTCGGATCATCGTCCGCTCGAATATATTCTTCTTTCAACCAGAAAGAATGGTGCGGGAATTCCTGCCGCATTTCCTGAACTGTTTCGAGCGCATCCTCTCGGTCACATAAACAAAACCGATCATCCTCAACGCCGTCGCAGTACAGCACCAGAACATGCCCTGTTAACCCCATCACATTTCCCCCCAACCGGCCGAGCGCAACCAAGTGTTGTCGGCCTCGCTGTCGTCCATAATCCGGCGAACTCGATCCGAGTTCTCACAAGCTTCGCACCATACTGGACTGCCATCGATCCCCGTCGAGCCGCAACGGTATTCCACTTCGCGGTAGTCATAACCGCGCGGTACATACTTAACGACAATATTTTTGCACATCTCATTTTCTCCCGTAGTTATGAAATGAATTGACAATATCGCATAGCTATTTCTAGCGGTCAATAAAAAGGCCGGCGGGATCACTCCGGCCGGCCTGTATTAGTCGCGGTAATTAAGCGGCGACTTTGTCCAATAGTTTACCGGCGCGACGCTCAATTTCGATCCGGTTATCTTGGTGCGGAATATCACGAGCAATAGCAGTGATCGCTTGAGCCGCATCCCACACTGATTCCATAGGACGTCCCTCCTCTTTAACGTGGCGTTGCATCGCGGCCTTGGCCATGCGCTGAGACAGCCCCGCACGCTTGGTTAAGAAGTCGAGCCTATCGTCGTCAGTTTTGGCCACGTTAGCTGACTTAGCTTTCTGCACGCCTTCCACAAAAGTAGACGTCGCACCAGTCGCAAACGATTGCAGGGCAGGGCGCGCCTCAATGGCGAAACGATCCGGAGCGAACTTAGTGTGGCGAATCTTGATCTCATGGAAATTCTCAACGCCCCATAAGTTGCGATTCATACATACGCCACGCAGGTACATGGCCGCCACGCCGGCGGTCTTACTGCCGGTCTCTGAATTCCACGCATAAAACCCGCGGAACATAAGGTCAGGTTCGCCGTTAGCTAGCTTGCCGACTTCAATCGGATTCCGATCATCAACCAAGAAAACAAAGATATCCCGATCACTGGCGAACAGCGTCGTGGTGTCTTTGGTGACTGGCACTTCCGGATCATAGACGGCCATGCCGTTAGCCCCAGAACCAACCATCATCCCGGGTACTTTCCAACGCCCGCCGCTCGCATCAACCAAGTCTTTGATGGGCTTCAGGATCTCATGATCGTAAATGCGGCCGTAGTCCGCACCAGTCGCCGCACGCAATTCGCCGTGATCGCCCTGACTGTACACCTTAACCAAGTCCCGAGACCGGTTATGTTGCAAGCCCCACTGCAAGCAGTCCGCAACCATCGGGGCGGGCAGGTCTTTGAGATAACCGGCCGGCGCTCCCGCCAGTTGAGCTAACTGACCGAATGACCAGTTGGTTGGCATGTTCTCACCCTCGATCCCGTTTTCATCACGATACTCAATGAACACGTCACCCCTCGATGGATTGTCAGCATCAACAGTGCCGACGATATTCATCTTGTGAGTATCGACGATCCGAGACTTCATTTGACCGGCGTCGATCTTCTTGTGAGCCAACATGTCGTCGAGTGTAAGGAAGCGTTCATCTTCAGGGCGGTTGAACCAGTTAGATGAAACAGCAGAGTTGCCGATACCATGAGCAAAGGCGTTTGTTTGATAAGTTGCCATAACAAAATCTCCCGTAGTTATTGGCCGAGCAAAATTGCTCACTGGTAATAGTCTGATAAAACGCAACGATATGCAAGTAATTTTTTAGAAAATAAAAAGGCCGGTTAGGTTGCCCCAACCGGCCGTGGTTTAGTACGAACCTTCCCCGTTGTAGACACCAAGCTTTGCGAGTTCAAAGCCGTCTATGTCTGGCAACTCAACTCCGCGTTTAATTAGTTCATCGGTATATGCTCGAAAGTAAGCATGGTTCCAATGGGATTTGTTATGCCCGATGCAACCGTAATCGGTAGCCAAGGCATTGCGGCGGAATTGTTCTAACTGTTCGTTAGAAAGGTTAGTCAAATCACGCATGGTGATTCCTCCCGTAGTTGATTGTTAAGTAGCTTTCTCAGGGGCTTCCTGAGATGACTGAGATTTCCCAGTCATGTGGCCATTATCGCATACCTGATTCGGGTTGTCAAGTTAATTTTTTAAAAAGTTATTTGGGGTTGGGTACAAAAAAGCCCCGACTGGCGGGGCGTAGTGGTTAACGGCGACGTCGCCGCTTCACGGGTTTCTTCTGTGCTTGCTCCCAAGCGTCTTCGCCGTAGATCAACTTCATCACCCATTCAATCAAAAACATTAAACATTCTCCCCTTTGGCGTAGTCCATGATAAAGCCGAGTTTCTCGCACAGTCCGATCACATCTGCCGGCAATTCATATACGCCGTCGTAGTCAACCAGAACGACGCCGTCAAACCACAGACCGCCGCTCCCCCCTTCATCACCTAACTCAGCGTGTTCAAAACCAATCGGTGTTCCCTTTTCATCAAGGTATACCGTCCAGTCTTTCCGAGTTATGTAGCGATTCAAAAGCCCCTCATGAATTTGCATCAGATTCCTCCACTGCATAAGTGTCGCACCAACCGATGGCTTCAAAGATTTCATGGTCAGTCAGCGATGCGATTCGTTCAACGACAGCCAACCGAACTTGAGCCGGAGTGATATCACGGCCGTCTTCCTGATAAGAAAGGATAGTGAAGGCGATGTCGTACATGTGGTTGTACGCTGTTTGATCTTTCATGACTGAAACTCCCAATCAACAGCCGAATCAATCACGTCCCAATTGATGCCGTAGTTAGCATCAAAGTCGTCACAAATTCTTTCCATGATTGATTCGATCTGATCCATAGTCAGATCAGAGTGACCCATCGCTTCCGCCCGTTCGCGGATATCATCTGGGTACCAAAGGTCTTCAATGACTAACGTGCCATTGCGTTTCACTAATTTACTCATCGCTAATTCCTCCCGTAGTTGTTAGCGAGTTTGCAGATTATGCGATTAACGGAAACAAATCAACCCCCAAAGGCTTTTCCAATCTACTGGAAACCCGCTACGGAATACCGGATCTACCTTGGTGATTCCCTCCATCTTCAGATCAAGAGCATCTGCGCCCTTATAAAGCAAGATTTCTGGAGCGGCCGTTTTAGTTTGTCTTTTTATCAGAATCCATGTTGACGCATGGCTATGAGTATTTAGAAAGGCAACTTGATGTGGCCGCAAGTCCACGGTATTTCCCCGAGTAACTTTCAGTTCAATTAAGTGGAAGCGGCCTTGATCGTCACAAACAAGAAGGTCAGGTATCCCTGCGGTCAGCCAAGTTTCCAACCGCGTCAGGATTATCTTTTGATCAAGCTTCTTCGTCCCTTCCCGAATCTGCTTGTAGAAGTTGCTTTCCGTCGTATTCGTCTTCTTCTTCGTAGCTTCCTCCCACGGGAGTGACATCGACGATGCTTGACTCATAACTCTTTCTCATTTCATCCAGTGCTTTCATGACTTCTTCTTTGCTCATTTGATCAATGGAGCCATGTCTAATTTCTGATTTATTTACATAGATATCGCCATGTGCTTGGCCACGCCGATATTCCGCTTGGACTGCCGCAGAGTAAGCCCCATTCTGCAAAGCTTCATCTCGAATACGCTGAAGGTCTCGCAGATGCCGCTGAAAGTTCACGCCATATTTAGCATCCAGTTCATCACGATATTCTTTGATCGCCGCCACAACGTGGGGACAATATTGAGGGTTAGTCATTTCATGCGCTCGAACATGTGCGCTTGCCGGTGGATAGCCGGCATTGATTGCGGCTTCCCGCATAGTGATCTGGCCGTCATTGCTGACCAGTTCTTTCACAAAGAGTTCTTGCTTCCGCGTGAGCTTTCTTTGTCTCAACTTATCCAGTTCAGCCTTGTTCGCCACTGGATCTCTCTTAATTCTAGGCATTGCCCCTCCGAACAGTAAATGGTCGTATCAGAGTTAAAATATAGCCTTCTTTCTTATATAGAGCAAAATTCAAAAGAAATATTTTTTGCATCTCCCCCCGCCTAACGCACTTTTGATTTATTGATTTCTTGGTTACATATTTGTAGTTACATGGTGTAACAGTTTATGTAACCACTGAAAGTCTTGCTATATAAGGGATAGAGCGGTTCGGTTACACGGTTACACCGGTTACGGCTATTTTTTCAAAAAAATATTTTTCTAATTTCTGAGCCATATAAGTAACGTGTATTTTTTGTAACCAAAAACAAGAAAGCCCCGTGAGCCGTGGACTCCGGAGCTTTCCCCTCTGTTACACAATCTGTAAAAGTTACACCCAAACCGCTCCAAAGAGCGTTTTCTTATCAATAAACCTCGATGCCCACCGTTCGGGGTTCTTCTCAATTTCTTCAGTAATTTTAGGGTGGGAGCATGATCCGCGAAGCCCTAATTGCGATTGCATTAAGAATTGATTTGCTTCATTTCTCCAATAAAGGAGTTCTTCAGAGGGTTCGTCATCGCTTTCGACGTCGAGTTCGTTGGCCATGAACCGACAGAATTCGGCACAGGTATCGACAGTGTATAGACCGTTAAAGTCCAACAGAATTTGTGGAAGTTTTTCCATAATCATTCCCATAGTGTGTTTTGTAATTATAGCAGACTGGAGTCGAAATTGAGTTCGATTCGGTCGCTGATTGTTGGATCGACGCGCTCGATGGGGAAGTGTTCCCCATCGGCGAGGTCATGAACATGCACCGGCAGATCGTCTGGCAGAGTCTCCAATTCTGCGATCAGTTCCTTAACCGTCATCTTCGTCCTCCTTATCTTCTTCGACTTCAAAGAAAGCACAGGCATCTTCGTGAGGCCAAGGCATCACAACGGCCAGTTCTTTTGCCTGTTCTTCGTTTTCTGCCTCAACGACAAAGCTTGGATAATAAGTCGTGACCCGAACGCGGTATTGCTTTTTCATTACCGCATCTCCCGAGGGTTGAACTCTGCTTTAAGTTTCTGCAAGGCTGTTGTTAGACGGACGATATCGTCGAGCGTTAGTGGGTGGTAGCCGTGGCATACCCCATCGATCAACGATTCATGCACCTGATCCAACACTTTCATCGTTTCATCAATCGCTTCGACGCACGTTTTTGGTAGCCGTGTTTCGCGGATCGAGGCCACTCGCTTGTTATGCTTGGCCACCATTTCGTTGTGCTTTTCAACCCATTCATTCTGGTTCATTTCGGTTCTCCCGTGTAGTTGAGATTCGGACATTAGTCGTTTATCGCATACATGTCAACACCCCAGACGAAAAAAAGCCCCGAAAGTCATAGGGAACTAACGGGGCTTTGGAGTCAACTACGGGAATAGTTGTGCAAACTATATCGCTTTATGAGAATTGTGCAAACGTTTTCTTTCACTTTCTCTGGCAATCTCACCCACAAGGCGCGCAAATTCTGTCAGTTCTTCCAGATTTGCAATGTAGCCACGGCAACCGTTCCGCAGGGCAAGTAGTGTTTTGTCTTCATCCTTGACGATACCGGCTTTGACCGCCAACTCATGAATTAAGTTTTGCTTGACGTCCATCAATATCGATCACCGTCATACGGCATTGCATACAGTAACGCCGCTCAGAACCGTGTTCCGTGATCCGCGCAAGGTCTCCGATGCAACGCGGACATTGGTTATTGCGGAGTCGTCTTCCGACTTCGTCAGCCAATTCGTTTTCCAGTGGTTGTGGATTGAGATCCAGTTGTTCTTCACTTGGTTTGCTCATCTCGCATCCTCATTTCCAACCAGATCGCTTTTTCCTCGACGCGCTGTGCCTTCTTCAAGAGCCGGCGGGTCTTGGCCATCAAGTAGCGCAGATACAATCGTCTAATGAATCGCACGGTACGCACGACAATTTAACTCTGCAATGAGCATTGTTGAGCCTTTGGGCATGTATCCGCCGCCGCTGACAAAGTATTTGCCTTTTTTATTCTTGAACAATCGGTGCGTGAGCCGTGTTTCGCGGACAAGGAACTCCAGTTCTTCAAACGCGTCGATTGGGTTATCAAACTTCGTCATCGTATCGCCTCAAAGTACAGCCAGTGGGTCGCATACAGTCCTGCCACGATCAGCGGGACGATCCAAATAAAGTCTGGATCAAACTTAATCATACACGTTCATGCGCCGTGGATCTTTCTTCGGGTCATACGAATGTTTTTTGTGGTAACCGTTATCGATGTAGGTTTCAAAAATCAGACGCAGTTGCCCAGAAATCGTTCGGCCTTCGGCTTGAGCGATCTCCTTGATGTCTTCGTACACATCACGAGGCACTAGGACGCTTTTCCAACGTTGGGTATCCATAAAACTCTCCTAAGATATCTGCGATTATATGCGAACGTATGGGAACATACAAGATTTACGCACAAAAAAGCCGCCCGAAGGCGGCTATAAGGGAGTCACAAATGAAAAAATCCCGAAACGGCTAGCTTATGTAGCCTAAAGGCTACACCGCTTCGCCCCAACTAGGCCCGATCTCGACATCGCACTTGTTAGGTACCTCTAAAGGTACAGCACACTCCATGATCTGTGCAATTTCTATTGCCTCATTTTTATCTTTGACCGACATGGCGATTTCATCATGCACCTGTATTAGCGGGATCCGCCCTGTTTTGTACACGTTGACCATCGCTTGCTTGGTCATATCCGCCGCCGACGCTTGGATCAGTCGGTTCAAGGCTTTATAAGTGAACGCACGCTTGAGTCGCGTGGTGTCACCGTACTCTTTCACGGCATCACGGTAGGGCAAGGCTTTGTGCATGGCGAAGCTGTCTGGCTCCCACAGGTCAAAGCGGCATTTCCTGCCTAGGATAGACCGGATCGATCCCGACGCATCCTTTTCGTTCAGCCGATTCATTACACCCGTCATCAATCCTTTCACAAAAGGTACGCGGTCGTGGTACTGGTTAATCAAGCTTTTGGCTTCTTCCACCGGAATGTCTAGCTGATCGGCCAGTTTGTTGACGCCCATGCCGTACATCATGCCCAAGTTAATGGTTTTCGCTTGCTTACGGCCGATGCCCGCCATGTCCGCAACCATCGTATGGAAGTCGGTGTCAGGGTCGTCGTTGTACTTTTGTACAAAATCCTTGGCCCCTTGTAACGGGATGCCGCGCGATTTGCCATACACATGCGCGTAGTGAACCAAGATCCGTGGTTCCTGTTGCGAGAAATCAATTGCCGCCCACTGCTCATCTTCTTCCGGCAGGAACAAACTGCGGATCATCGGCCCCAGTTCAGGATCGCGGGCCGGTATCTGTTGTAGGTTGGGGTTGTTCATCGACAGCCGGCCAGACACCGTGCCACCTTGGTCGGAGCGGTTCTGGTTAATGTGACCGTGAATCCGCCCGTCCTTGTTGCAATATTTTAAAATGTTATTGATGAACGTCCCTGACGTCTTGTTGATGTTACGCGCATCAACAATCAGCTTTGCGAATGGATGCTGTTGTTCCGCAAGGAACGTCTTCGTGAACGAAGGAGCGCCTTTCTCCGTTTTAGGATACGCAATCCCGAGTTCGTCGAACGCTTTGGATAATGATTGTGCCGCCCAGATTTCAACGCCAAACCCCGCTTGTCTTTTGATTTCTTTGTGTAACTCCGCCTCGCGCTTTAACAAGGCGTCGCGTGTACGCTCGGTCTTGTCCATATCAACGCGGACACCACGGTAGGTCATGTCTACCAAACAAGGCAGGAGGTCGAGTTCGAGGTTGACGATATCCCAAAGCCCCTGCTTGCCCACTTCTACACGCATGTAATTCCAGAGTTCGAGCGCTAACTGCGCGTCAACTTCTGCATACGGGCCGACATACATGGCCGGCATCTTCCACATCTCTGCTTTTGGGTCGAGGCCGAAGGTGCGTGCCGCTTCAATTAAGTCTTTCTCTGACTTAGTTTTGCCAAGCAAATCAAAGGACAAAGCATTGAGGCTGTAACTAAAGCGGTTCTCGTCCAATAAACTGGCGATCAGCATCGTATCAACAATGCGGCCGTTCAACTGAAAGCCTTCTCGCTTGATCCAACCGGCGTCGTACTGCGCGTTGTGCATCACTTTTTCACAAGGCAATTCAAAAACCTTCTTGAGCCACTTGCTTATAATTCTTTTGTCTAAATTACCCCCGCCCTTATGCCCAACAGGAATATAACCAGACCAATCGTCGGTCGCGATGGCATAACCAACCACCTCGCCATTACCTGTGGCCCAACCCGGCCCCATCGTTTTGATGTCAGGGTCGCGCGTTTCCACGTCGATAGCAATACGAACCGCACTGCTCAGGTCAGGTAGCTCTGCCGGCGGCACCCATTCAGTCTTCGGCGTAAACATCGCCATTTGCAAACTCATAAACCATCCTCTGGTTCCGGCTCATCGTCTGGAACTTGTTTTTTAACAAAATAAAATTTTAAGCTTGGCGCGGCGGGCGATGCGTCTGGCTTGCGTTTGTACGCATTAATCCAGTATTCGACACCGTCGATAGTCGCATTGCCTGTGAAATCCGCATGGGTTTCTTTTTCTTTGCGCTTATTTCCCCAGATCGCGCCTTCATTATTTCTGTCGGTCATACTGCTCTTCCTTCATTTGATCTACCGCTTGGAAAAACTCGTCTGCGATTTCGCCACCCAAGGCCGCATATCCGGCAATGTCTACCCAAGAATCTTCATGTTCCGGTGTCTGGCACAAACGGCTCATCTTGACCGCAATCATGCACAGCGCCACTTCTTCTGCTTTAACGTCGATCCCTAGAATCGCTGACCACATCTCCGCAATGCGCTCGTGGTTTCTTGCGGGGTCGCCGTAAATCTCGTCTCGTGAGGCAGAAATAAACTCATCTGCTCTTTCTAATATTTCTCTGCGGTTCATAAATACTCCACTTCGCTCACTTTTAACGGCATACCGTCTTCATACACTGACTTCCACACGGGACTGCCTACCGACAGATCCAGATCGGGAGCATCCATTTCCTGCTCTTCAACTTCAATCGCTTCGAGCGAAACATAATCCGGCATCTCTGGGTAATTGCGTTCATGCAACCACGTCGCACAGATGACATACTCTCGATCCTCTGCGTCCCAATACCAGTGTGTCCCGTAGTATTTTCCAGACTTCATAGCTCGTAACTCCTTGATACGTCTTCCGGTTCTACAATAAATAAGTTTTGCCTTGCTCTGGTCACGCCAACGTAAAACACCCGATGCAAATCATCGGGGTTGTTGCGTGCCGCTTTTTCTGCCGCAGGGGATAAATCTGTAAAAAGTACAACGTTGTCCGCTTCACCGCCCTTTGACCCGTGGATCGTGGACACCGTAATGCGAGGCTCGCCATTGAACTTTTCTCCGCGACGCAAGAGCGCAATGATGTAAGCCCGATCCTGCTCTGGCAGTTTGTCCATCGCGACGTGCCAGATCATCTCTTTGTTTGCATTAAGCCCGTGATCCGCGATTAGCGTATCCAGATCAACCATGTCCTCATCGCCAAGCGCAGGCAGTTTTTTAAACCCCCTCGCCACACGTTCTTTGCCGCTCATGAACGCGTAGATGTTCCGCGCTGTCTTGCCTGAGATTTCACGGCCCTTGCGTAATGCTTCCCAACCATTGACGGCGTCGGCTACTTTCTCAGAAATAGACCGGTGTCCGCGGTAGTTGAACAGATAACCGTTTGACTTGAGGTCGGTCGCAACGGGCGACAACTGGTAACCCGCTTGTGACAGGATCAGCCACGATCCGTTAGCCATGTCGATTCCATCAATGGTCGAGATGCGGCTAACTTGCCCACGATCTGTTTTTGGTTCGTAGCGTTTCGGGAACCGTCGGCTAATCCGGTTGGAAATGTTTTCCGCCACGGCATGAACTGAAGACGGCACACGATACGACTGCGCTAAGATCTCAGAACCGCCGTCCAGATTGATGAAATGATCGACGTCTGCCCCTGCCCAACGGTAGATCGCTTGGTCGTCATCTCCCGCGCAATACATCTTGTCGGACATGTCATCCAGAATATGCGCGATATCCCACTGCAACGGGGACAAATCCTGCGCTTCATCCAGAAACGTCAGCTTAAACCGGTGCTTGAACGTCGGTGCTTGTTCCACAAACAGTTCCAGCATGTCGGTGAAATCGCATAGATTGTACAAAGTCTTGTACTTGCGTAACGATTTATCGACGTAATTGACCGTATTCCAGTCAACATCCAGTTCGCTTTCGTTGTACTGCTCGCGCAATGGCACCTTACGAAGCCGCGCAAGGTTAATCAAACCGAGCAAGGGGTCGTTTGTTTTAGCCAGATCCATGAAATCATCCGAACCTTGTTTGGAACCAAAGAGTTCCACGCCGATGGCATGGCTTAGTTCCTTGTAATGCTCTGGTTGCATGATCTGCTCAGAGCTAATGTCGGTCATGGACAAGGCAAGGCTGTGCAACGTCCTGAAAAATATCAGATCGTTCTTGGCATCAAGGCTGAACCTTTCGGCCGCACGCTCTTTTGCTTCTGTCGCCGCTTTCTTAGTGAAGGCAAGGAAGGCAATCTCTTGAGGCAATACGCCTGATTCGAGCGCCTTATCTACCATATTAAGTAGCGTTGTTGTTTTTCCGGTTCCCGGTGGTCCGAAGATTCTGAACATTCCCGTAGTCCTTTGGATTGTCTTCTACCTTTTTAATAATCTGACGCACACGTTCGCGCGACAGCCCCATGCGTTTTCCGATAGCGGTCAAAGTCATGTAATACTTCGTTCGCATCTCGTAAATCTGAAAGTCTCTTTCACGGTTGTCCATTGGCATCCACCCACTCCTCTAATTCTTTAATGCCCTGTACGCGTTCTACAAATATCGGCGTGTGTTCCCCGATGTAAGAACCCAAAATATTAAAGTTGAAATACTCAACGGCTTCCCAGATCTCGCACTTCAATTCTCTTTGAACCGCCTGTATCGCCAAGTCGATGTCGTACACGACAACTGCCGGTTCTCCGCATCGGTGACCAACACCAATAATCGCATCGTCTAATCCGTCTGCTTTTAACATCAGAATGGGGCCTCTTCTTGGTCAAACTTAGGTTTCAGATCTATGTCTGCTGATTCAAAGGATGGGATAGACCACACGCGGACTGCCCGCCCCTTAATCTTTAACACGGTGCTTTCGCCGCTGATATCCCGCAAGCGTTGAGCAATCTTGTGCGATTTAAATTCAAAAAACTTATTCTTTCGCAGATGTGCTTCAAAATCCCGTAGTCTGAAATAGGTCTTGTTAGTGTCCTCGTCGGTCCAAGGGCGGCGGAGCAAGATCTCTTCTTTGTCCTGCGCTTGCTGTAAATGCCGGCAAAACTCTTCGAGGTAGTCGTAGAACTGGCCGGAGGTCGAAGCATCCTGTGCCACTTCCATGATTGCGCTTTCATTATCGCGCATCTCGCTCATGAGCGCGCTAATCCGACTCTCCCAGTTTTGTTTTGATGCTGTGCGAGGCATGAAATTGAGTTGTTCCATGCACGCTTTTTGGAAAGTTGCTTGAGACAATAGCGCATCTGTATCGAGTTCGAGAGGCTCGCCATTGACGTCCATGAACCAGACGGGAGGTGTGGAGTTATACTTTCTAAGATTTGCGATAGCCGCACCCTGACTTGCGGCGCCAATCCCAAATTTACGCGTTTGACAGAGGTCTTTGTTGCAGTGGGCGCAGATCGGCGCATCACTGCACTTGTAAGCGTAATCCTTTTTTTCAAGTTGCTTCGCAACGATATTAACTTCGTTGAGTGGTAAGGGCGGAGCCAAATACTGGGCATTGTACTCAAGTATCTTACTTTCCCATTCGTCCGGATACGCCTTGCGGAGGTAGACCCCCAGATTGAATAGCCCATTGTTACGTCCCCCTTCTGAGATTTTTTCTTTACACAGGTACTGTAAGCATGGCGGCCCGTCTTTGACGATAATCTCTGGGCCATTTGTGTCCTGCGTCAGAGCCTTAACTTGCTCCGGAGTCTGCACATGCGCGTCGTAGAGCGCAAAAAACTCTTCCAGAGTAGCTGAGGTGCCGTCGTCTTTAATCGCGTAGCGTAGGCCGTCTTCTGCGTCGTAGTACGGCAGATTCAAAAAGTTACCGATGTCGCCACGATCCAGATGGAGCTTCACCTGCTTTGGAAAAATTTCGCTGTTACCGTAGCCGAGAGCCGTCGAGATGCTTTGCAGAGTTTCCTGCATTAGCTTGGCTTCAATCCACTCGGTTGAAAACAAAAAGCAATGCGCGCCGCCAGATTTGGAGCGACACACAACTAAAGGCAGTTTGGCCTGACGGATCTTGGAGACGAGATCAGTGTGGTCCAAAGGGTACTGATCGATATCAATACAGCCCCAGACACAACTGTTGTCTTCGTTAATCGGAATAATACCGATGCCCTTGCCAGTTCCAGACAAGTGACCTTCCCATAGTTCCGTGGTCCGTGTTTCTCGAACGACGGCCGCTTTACCGGCGCTCTTGCCGCTTTGCGTCTTCTTCTCAATTTTAAAAGTTCCATACGCCTGTTCCAGACCGGCGAAGATAGAACTAAATTTTTCGACTGACATAGTTGATCCTCAAAAACGAGGCGCGCGAACGCGCCCCGCATGTCGTTAAAACGCAGGGTTAGTGTTTGTTTCCTCATCCGCCCCGTGTTTAACAACAACGTCACCGGCCATAATGCTTTCTGCAAACTGCTTGGCTTGCATATACAAAGCACCGTCAGACACTGGCTCTAAACGTGACATTTCCCACCCGTGCCATGAACCTTTTGAGTTTTCTTCTGACAGGGTTTTCAGCAGGTAAGTGTAAGCAAATCGCGCCGGAGTGAATGGCCCATTGGCTCCCTGCATCTTTGCGGATGCAACCATTGAGTTCCACTTGCGTGATTTCTTCAACTGCGTTGATTTCATTGCAAGTAACGCTGTTTCAGCCGAACCGTCCTCATTGAGTACGATAACGAAATGCTGATGCGTTTCTTCAATGTATTCGCCGTTCCCGCCGTCTACATACTCGCGGTTATCGGATGGATCGCGAGTTGTCTTTGGACGATCTTCGTTTGGCGCGTAGATCGCTTGTGGAGCACCACTACCTTGACCACGGGGAGCCCACTGAATAAAACGACGCTGATAGGCACAGGGGATCACCCGAATACCTTCCTTGCCGCTGTACACCGTACCGCTGACCGTGTTGTAGATGTCGCCCTTGCGTCCTTCAAAGTTTTCGTCGTCGAGCAATGGGTCGAGCGCCGAAACAATTTTCAGGAAAGGTAGGGCAAGATCTTCTTGCTCCATGCGAGTTCCGATGCCGGCATCGGCCTCGAACATTGTTGGGTCAAATTCCGCAATTGCCCCTGATTGCTTTTCAGCTACTGCTTTTGATGTTGCCATTATTTAGTCCTCTTGATTACTGCACGTTGTCCTACCCAAGCGCCGAATAGCTCCATTGGGAAGTCGTCACCGTTTTCTACGCGTTCCTTAATGAAGGCACGCAATGTCTGCGGATGAATATCAGTCTTCTGCTCCGCCACTAATCCCTGCTGTGATGCAAGGGCCTTGAAGGCAGATGCCTGATCGTCTTCGCCGCGGCCAAAGATACACATCACTTGATTCTTGATGATGTCGTCATAGCCGTTATCGCGGAGCCACTCGAAAGCCTGCGGCTTATCGTCAATGCGGATTGATGCCCCATACGTTTGCTTTACAGTAACGTTTGAGCCGTCGTCCAAAGTTATTGATGAAAAACCAATTTCGGTCAACATGGTCGGCAAGTCTTCGTCAGTCATTTTTAAAAGAGCGTTTTTCTCTTTCTTGAGTTTGGCCTCAAGATCTTCGATTTCTGCTTCTTTATTTCTTATTGCTACGGCCATTGAGGCAACAGTTTTAAGCCTTTCTTGGTCTAGCGTTTCTAGTTTTGATTCGGCAGTGTCCTGCTCCATCATTCTCAGCAGATCTGCTGATTCGTTTAGATCGCTCATGCGCTTTCCTCCGTTATTAAAGGCACCGTTTGGGCCTTGACATTTCTATATATAATCCTATGATTAGCAAGAGTCAAGGGGAAAGTGACATGAATTTTGAAAACTATGAATTTAAGACTAAGCCGTATGATCATCAGCTTAACGCGCTACGCGACTCGTGGGCCGCGGAATACTATGCGCTGTTCATGGAGATGGGAACGGGTAAGTCGAAAGTTACAATTGATACGATGGGTATGTTGTATGAAAAAGGTCATATCGACGCGGCGCTCATCATTGCTCCGAAGGGCGTCTACGATAACTGGGTTCGCAAAGAATTAGAAGCCCATTTGCCTGAGCGCATTGCAACGCAGGTCGTCCGTTGGACGCCTTCTGGTGCCAAGAGTTATCAGGACGAGCTAGTCAAGTTAGTCTACGAAGCCTTTGAAGGGCTTAAAATTTTTGTGATGAACGTTGAGGCGTTTTCTACCCCACGGGGTACGCGAGCCGCGTATGAATTCTGCAAAAAGAATCCTGATAATTTAGTGATTGTTGATGAATCGACGACGATTAAGAACAGAAAAGCACAGCGGACCGCGAACATTGTAGAACTGTTGAAGGTCAGCAAGTACCGTCGCATCCTCACAGGTTCTCCTATTACAAAGTCCCCGATGGATTTGTTTAGCCAGTGCGCGTTCCTGTCCCCCAAGGCGCTTGGTATTAACTCGTACTACGGCTACCAGAACCGTTACGCCGTTGTACAGAAGCGCACGATGGGTCACAAAAGCTTTAATGAGATCACCGGCTACCGTCGTCTGGATGAGCTAAACGAAAAACTCGATAAGTTCAGCAATCGCGTACTGAAGTCAGACTGTCTGGATTTGCCAGATAAAGTGTACATGCGGCGCAACGTCAGCCTGACCGATGAGCAAGCCAAAGCCTACAAACAAATGCAGAAACTTGCTTTGGCAAAGCTGGAGTCTGGAGAGTTATCCACAACTGCGTCGGTATTAACCCAAATTATGCGATTACAGCAAATTTGTTGTGGACATCTTCCTGACGATGCCGGTGATTTGCATACTTTAAAGAGCAATCGTTTGTCAGAACTGCTTGATATTATTGAAGAAACTTCTGGCAAGATCATTATATGGGCAACCTTTACGCATGATCTGAAGATTATTTATTCAGAGCTAACCAAGAAGTATGGCGAAGGCTCGTCCCGCATTTACTTTGGCGAGACGCCGCAGGATGAACGGCAAGAGATTGTTGAAACGTTCCAAGATCCTAACAGCGAGCTACGATTCTTTGTTGGCCAACCCCGCACAGGGGGCTACGGCATTACCCTGACCGAAGCAGGTACTATGATCTACTACAATAACGGTTACGACTTAGAGATACGCTTGCAGTCAGAAGATCGCGCTCACCGCATTGGGCAAGAAAAGAACGTCACTTACATTGATATTGTCACGCCAAACACCGTAGATGAAAAAATCCTCGGTGCTTTACGAGACAAGATTGATATCGCAGGTCAGGTCTTAGGTGAAGATACTAAGACTTGGTTGATCTAGGCCGCATCTGCAAGCCCAGTGATCCGATGCCCGCGGTCACAGGGCCGCCTTGTGCGAAAGCCCTATCAAACTGAAAGCCGAAACCTCCGGGGACCTTACCCATAGAGAATCCACCGCCAAGACCTACGCGGCCATCACCAAACTGGCCGGCACCTAAAGCTTGTTCCATGGCTTCTTGAGGAGTTGTTGGATTACCCATGGGCGTATTGATGGAATCCATTAATCTTCTTTCTTGCGGAGTCAAATCATCGACGTTTGGAACAGTCACGTTTGGCATATTGATCGCTAGATTGTCGTAAAGACCACCCATTGGTGTCGTGGGCGTAACTGGCGCCGATGCAAAAGCCGAGCGTTGTGTAGATAAGTCTGTTACTTCAGGAGTACCGCGGTTAGATAGGTTGACCTGCCCTGCAAACGGACGCGAAAAATCTTCGACAACAACGCCGTTAGGTAGCGTTTTTGTATAGTTAGGAGTGCTTGTTACCGTAGCAGGCGTCGTGTTGAAGTTCACGGTGTTTCCACGGCTATCTGTACGCGTATTAGGTCCGGGTTGCGTGGTCCGCGATCCCTGCCCTGTTTGCTGATTTGAATACGCGCTATCGCTAGTGGAGTTATTTCCACCGCCACCACCACCGAAGCAGTACATGGACGTCTCTGGATCAAAACCGATTTGTTTTTTTCTTACGATGCCATCTTCAAACATAATTCATCTCGTCTCTTTGCTATGCGTCCCAAGCGGTCTTTTGCGTACCGGAAAAAATGACATTCGCCTTTGACTGTCCCATATTGGGCCTGCAAAGTCTTGCCTGCATCCTTTACACATTGTCTCACATTTTTAAACGCAATAAAGTCGATGGCGTATAAACGGCCATCCTCTGGTCCGGTTTGCCAGTCGCTTGGTTGCAACTTATCTGTTTTTGTCAGATACCCAAGCTCTGTACACTCCGTTAAAAACGTGTAGGTAAAGAAGCCTATTGGCTCCTCACCGTCGTAGAAAAACTGAATCCTGTTGTTTTCAATCGCAGGAGTTATCCAGTCTTCCAGATCAGAAATAAACCACGGGCGATGGAAGTCGGACCGCATCATCAAGCTGACTGCCAGTCCGAGTTCGTTCACGAGAACAAGGTTCCTATGCCGCCGGCCGCTCCCAAGATCGGATCGTTAGGGAACATCGCCGCTAACTGCTGACGTTGCTGTGGATTTGCTCCGCCTTGTGGTGGTGCGGGGGCCTGTGCAACAGGAGCGGGAGCCGCGGGCCGTGCTTGAGAAAGCGGCTGATATTGAGGCAATATCGAAGGTGCCGGCCTATCCTGCGGCCTTTGAGGTAACAACTGAAGCGGGGAAATAGGAAGGTCTGCGGGATCGGATCTGGTTGGATCTTGTTCATCGCGCGTTGCTTCGCGTGGAATTGTCCGCGTTGCACGGCGCGGAACGATCATTCCGTAGTCCATTAACTTAGCTTCTAACAATCCCGCAATTCGTATTCCTTCTTTAGAATCGGGTTTATATTCGCGAAGTAACAGAGCTAACAAGTCAGGGTCCGTCATAATTTTGTGCATGACATCTCCGGCAAGAGCTTCCGGCAATCTATCTACAAGATCTGAAACTGCTTTAGAACCAATGCCTGCCGCGGTAATCGAACCCGGTCCACCTTGGCCGCCAGTCAACAAGCTATATACACGCGTACCGGCCGCAGAACCAGAAATCTTGAACCATACAGCCAAACCGGCGTTCATTTTCTTTGTAAGTTCTGCGATGTCTTTGCCTTCTGACATACCGGCCTCAAATTTAACGCCGTTCGTAACAAATTTGCGTAAGCGGTCTGCTTCGGATTGAGGCATCGCTTTGTTTTGAACAAGTAAGTCTATTAAAGGAACGGTAAATCGAGGCGCTACACCCTCTTTAACGCCAATTTCTGGCGGAACAAACAGCTTATTGTAAAGAACTTTGAAATTAATCATTCCGCCACTTGAGCCGGATTCCGTTAAAGCCCATTCAATTACTGCGTTTTTATATCCGCGTAATGCAGATTCGCGTATTTTTTCTGGCGCGTTTTCCGCGTAGCTCAGTAATCTGAGCATGTTAGGAAGACGATTCTTTTTATCTTTCATTGCGCGCTCTATGGCAATCGCAGGATTGGTAACTCCTGTCCCTTCGCCATAAATACCCGCTGGCAAAAGATCCATGAAAGTAATCAAACTTTTTACTTTGGCGGTCTGCTCTTTCTGTGAAAGACGTCTACCATCTAACAAGGCCGCTCTACGCTCGACATTTTGCAAGTCACGATATAGTCCGGGAAATTGAGACAATATTTGTTCATGCTGTCTCATCCATTTTTGGAATTGACCTTCGTTAAAACTACCGTCCGTATTTCGGCCTACACTAAAATGAGCGTCGCGTAAGAGACTTTCGATAGCCATTTCTGTTGAAGCTTGAGCCGCTTTAGGGTCAAAACTAATTTCAGCCCCAGTCAAGGGGTCAGACAATCGTTGTTTTCCAACGTTGTTTGCTAAAGCAAATTTAGGAATGTCTAGTATTTGCTCTAATCGCAGAGTTGTAGCGTCTTCTGTACCCGCGCCCGTCTTCTGCCACATAAGTTCCGGGGCTCCGCGATAAGCACCTGACGGAGATTTCTTTAATGCTTCTCCCGCATAACTACGGGTAAACGTATCGTTCAAAGCCCGAGAATACGATCTAGCAATGTTATATGCCGCACCAGCTTCGGTGGCAGAAATGCTGTTCATGTCCTCAAGTAACGCATCAGCAAACTCAAAAACAATTCGCGCTTCATCCACATCACCAGATGCGGCCAATTTTCTTCCACGAGCAAGGGCCGAGGACCGTGCTGATTGAAGCTCTTGTAGCGTTAAACCTTCTTTTGGTCGCGCAGTTACATCAAACTGACGAAGACGTTCTGTTCCTTCTGCGGCAACTTCGGCTGTCTCCTGTGCAACTTCGTCAGACGCTCCTGAAACTTCGTCAACGGTTGACGTTGGGGCAAAGTTAAAATCGCCTTCGGAAGACATGCGAACCCGTGTCATCGCCACGGCTTCTTGCACATTGTTTGGTCCGGCTAAGGGTACCGTGCTAGATGTAGCTCCTGCTCGAAAAGCGTCTGGACCGGTGCCGTTAATAATTGTTGCCGTATACGGAGTTATCCTATCCGAAGGGTCTAGTCGTAACTCCACCTTGTTGCCCATAGAGTCAACAACGGTTGTGACAAATCCGCCCTCTTCCCCTTTCCTTTGGAAAACTTTAAATCCGGAAGGGTCATCTCCCCGATCAGGCATCATGTTTAATGCGGGCTGATAAAGTTTAGTTTTTTCTTTACCTAATCCGGACAAAGGCCCTGCATCTGCGGCTTGACGTGTAGCGGCTTGTGCCCCGTCCGTAGCTCCATCCGCTAATGGATCTACAAATTCAAATCCGTAATCTCGGGCTCTTCGACGAACCCAATTGTCTATCCAACGAAGACCGCCTTCTGTTAACGCTTCTTGTTCAAACTCAATTGCACCTTTTGCAGTCAAGTCTGACCACCGTGCAATAAATCCGGGGATGTCTGAAACATTACCATCGGCATCAGCAAACTGCGTTAAAGACGTGTTTGGCACGGCCTGCCAAAGCTGTCTTTCTTTTGCGCGGGCCGCATCCAACTGAACGCCCACAACTTCAAACAATTTTACAGACAACTCTCGCGTTCTTTTTCGGGCCTCTTCTTCGGGAGCGCCCATGATTAACTTGTTGTAAGCTTGGACTAAGTTTCTTTGCGCTCGGTCTACTTTATATTTAAGCGATTCATCAAAAGCCTCTTTTGCAAGCTGACCCGCAAGTTGTAACGCGTCGGAATCCTTTGAAATAGCCAGAGCATAAATCGTGTTCTGAAGCGCCATTAAAGCTTGTCGATTGGCTTCGTTTCTTGTTTCACCAATTTTCGAGTTAATTTGTTCAAGCGCCGCTTCTACTGCAAGCAATCCGGGACTTCCAGACTTGGCTCCAGCAGTTAGCTTAATCTTCTTACCGCTCTCATCGTACATGACCTGAGAAAGATCGTCGGAAGATAGCCGAGCGATTACCTCATCGATATCTTCTCCGTAAGTTTCTAAAACTTCTAAGATTTGCTCAATTGCCTTACGTTCACGACGGCCGCCAATTTTTTCTGCAAGCTCTTTACCCGTTTGTTTAAAGCCCTTGTCTCGAATATTGGTATATACCTGCTTAATGTCCGGGGCAAGACCCACTAATTTAGGAACTATAGTTGCCCCGAGAAGAGTGGGAGCAACGGCTCCTACCGTTTCGTAACCAATTCGAGTTGCAGGATCATTTGGATCAGACTCTTGAGCGTAGCCCGCCCCAATAGTAGATCCAGCAATGGGCAAAGATTCGACGCCTAACGTCGTTTTTGGTTTTGTGCGCGCCGTTTGACCAAACGAAGTTAATCCTTTCTCTAATCCTGCGGCCATTTTCGCAGACCGGGGGACAGGGACAAATTGATCCCCTTTAATTGATTTAACGGTTTTTTCCAACCCGCGTTTGTTCAATGTTGAAAGCGCGTCCTTGGTTAAAGGACCTACAGGAACCTGATCTGTCAGCAATTTACGAACATAATCTTGAGCCGCGGTCACCGGTTTAACAGCGGTCATAAACGGATAAGGCAACCAAGCAAGGTTGCCCATCAAAGTTCGACCCATTTCATAGTTTTTAAGCGCGCCCGGAGTCATTACGTCTTCTGGACCGGCCAAGTAACTACGCGTTAAATCAACACCTAAATAAGTTAAAACAGAAGAACCTAATCCGGCTACCGCCGCGGCAGGGTAAAGCACTTGCGGAACCATTTTACCGGCCCCTGCTTGTAAAACTTTCTGACCCGTTTTAAAACCCGCATAGGCACTAGCTATAGCACTAGGCGCTTCACGAGCGGCCCCTTTCGCAAAATCTGTCAGGGTTCCTTCCGATAAAGGATTGCCTTCGGGATCCGTTGCAAAAGAAGAAATAACAAGGCTAGGAGTATAAAGCGCACGTTCAGCAGGGGGTTTATCAGCATATTCTGCAATACGGTCAAAAATCGGGTTAGTGCCGTCGGCTAGCGTATCGTAATCAAGTTCCGGATGATCTAATTGTTGCTCTTGAATAATCTGACGAGCAAGAACTTCCGCGTACCCTTCGCCATAAGCATCAGCAAATTCTCTAACCTGATCGTTAGTTAACGTGACCGGATTAATTACCGGTTCACTAATCCCCGGAATTCCAGCGGAAGGATTGCTTTGTTGAACCGGGAGATCGGGATTGATTTCAACCACCACCCCAGCTTGTTCAGCTTCTGTCATACCCTTTCCTTACTCTTCTTCTTTAAACAAACGTTGGAAACCACCGGCACCTGCCTTCGGAGCATTTTTTATGTCATACGCTTTTTGGAAAACTTGGTAGCCCTGTCTGATTTGATACAGTTTATCTATTTTTTCTTGAACTTCCGAATACCGTTTGCTGTCCGCGGGATAGTCTTGAGAACTGATTTCTAACAAATTGATAGAATCGTCTGCGATAGCAATCAGTTGTCTTATCTTTGATGCCGCGGCATCATCTCCAACGAAGAAACTTGCCGGATTTGCAGTGAGCTTTTTAAGTAACTCTAACTGCGCTACGCTATCTCTCAACTCAGCGGCATCCTGTAGGAGTTGAATATATCGTGTGTTAAGTGCTGTTGCGGCAGTGATCGCGTCTTTTTCAGGCGTGAAGGGTGCTCCGATTGCACCAAAACTTATACCTTCAACAAGGTTGTTTACGAGATTTTTAGCCAAGGCGTCTGAACCAAAGGCCGCGGCCGGATCTTTAAGACCCTTCGTAATTGAACTGGTCATCTCATTTCGGCGTTTTTGCCGTTGACTGGCAATAGATCCCGGATCTGAAGGCGTTAATAAGTCATCCACTTTAACGTTTGGCACAGAAAGATCGCCATCACGACGCTTTCTAATCGCTCCGATCAATTCGTTAGACAACGGATTTCCGGGGGAGAGCTTATAAACCTTGTTTTGTTCGTCCCAAACCTGCTTAGGATTGTTGTAATAAGCAATCGACTGGTTTAACTCTAACGTCTCTTCTGGGCCTAAAGTACCGTCGGCATAAGCTTTGATAGTTGCTGGATCTGAAATAAGAGTCGTGATCCGTGCTTCGATACTACCGCCAAGACGTCCAAGTCTTGCGGCCGCCGCGTCTATTTCTAGCTTCCGGATCTTATATGCTTGATCAAACGCTTGGTTTTGAATCTCAAGTTCTTGCGCTTGTCTTTCAAGCCGTAGCTTTTCCTCACCTTGTGAGGCGTTAGCTAACGTTCTTAATTCTTCAAGTTGAAGTCCTCGGTCTTTACGCTCAAGCTCAAGGCTTTGCATTTCGCGTTTCAAGGTTTGTTCTGAATTTAGAAGCTCTTGCGCCTGCTCATGCTTTAGTTCAATTTGCTCAATGTCGTAGCCGTTAGCCACGCCCATGCGATTCAGTTCAAGATCGGCTTTGATCTGAATGTTTTCTTTTTCTAATTGATCGGCAAGAACAAGGCTCGCTTCACTACCGTCTTGTCTTAATCTTTCGATGGATGTTCGGTTTGTTTGCTGAACATTTTCTAAAGCGACGCGGTTAACTTGACGACGATCTTCTAAACCTAAATCGTCAATGCTTTTAACATCTTGTAGTTCTATCCGCCCTGTTTGTTTCAATTTCTCCAATGCTTGATTAGAGGCAGATCCTAGCCGATCTTCAAGTTTGATCTTTGCAAAGTCCTGACTGCCTTTTAATTTTTGTAACTTAATGTCTTCTTGTGCTTTTGCTTCAGCCGTAAATTGCGCTTCGGCAGACTGCAATGCCGCAAGTTGTGCTTTCTTAGTTTCACCTTCAACAGCTTGCTTAGATTCAAGTTGTTTTTGTGCGCGAGCAGAAATCGTTGGGAATAATTGCGTTTGCTGTGACGCTTCCGCCAAGCGTTCCGCAGGAGACATACCCGGCCGTGACCCGGCTGTACTAAACGCAAGCGCGGTGTTTGCAATGTCAAACAGCATTTGTGCCTGCGTTAAATCTTTCTGCTCTTTTAAACGGCTGGCCTGATCGGTTCCCATGATTCTTTCGTACAAAGGAACTTTTTGCTCATAAATTTGAGTCAACCGGTCAGGCTGTGGAGCGGGAGGAGCAACCACCGGCTCTTGAATAGAGCGTTGAGCCTTTGCCGTACCACGAAGAGAAGCCCCTAGCGACTCCGCAGGAGTAAGACCTATTGGTCTTCCTATTACTTGTTCGATAGGCTCGTTATAAAAAGGTAAAGATCCAATACCGAAACGATCTACGGGCTGAGACATGTTAGCCTCCCATCATTGACATAATCCCGCCGGCCATGTTGCCTTCTACGGGTTGTTGCATCTCTTGTTCTGCGAGTCCACCAATACCTTCGTCAACCAAGGACATTTGTACAACAGGCTGTACTAAGGCAAGAACAGATTCGGGAGTTTGCATAGCGTCTTCTTCCCCGACTAAAGAAGCAAGCTCCATCCGACGTTGTTCGACAGACGCTTCATCGCCGCGAACAGAATTCATCATCGTTTCAAAATCTTCGGCTTCTTCTGGATTACCGATTTCTGGAGCAACTTCGCCCAACATTTGTTCAATTGTTGCAGGATCAACTTCGCCTACGCCCATACTCGCCATGTCCATTGCAGGTTCCGCGGGCATTGCTTCTTGAGGCATCATTGACGCAACACCTTGATCGACAGGTGCAGGCTGTGCCATTGCCGCCATCATCGGATCACCGCCCATTTGCATACCGACAGGTGCTTGTTGAGGAGTATCCATAACAAACCCTGCGGAAACAAGCTGATCCATCATTTGAACATCTGCTTCGTTGGCCATGTCCAACGTGACGCGCTCGCCGCTTTGTGGGTTAACCAAGGTCGCCATCTGGCCTGTAGGCGCACCGCCTCGTTCCATCATCTTGACGGGGCCGCCGTACCTAAACATTTGCCGTTGCATTACGCTTCTGTTCATCATCCGAATAGTCCTGCTTTACTTGCGCCTGCCGCGGCGGAAAGCCCTGCAATACCTAGCCCGAGGTATTGTTGAGCCGGTGAAACACTTGGTGCTGTTGCGGACGCAATAGATTGTTGCGTCGATGGTGCACCTTTATAAATATCTGATAAATATGAGAATCTTTGGTATGGCTCATACAACTGTGCAAGGTCGCTTTGACGCTGTGCTTCCAGTTCTGCCTGCTGTTGTGCTTGTTGACGCTGACCAATATCGAATAAGAATTGAGATTCTTGCTGACCCATTTTTTGGCCAAGCTCGCCAAGGCTTGCCTGACGTAAGCCTAATGTGCCCAATAGTTCGCCTTGTTGCTGAACTCGGGCTAATTCATTTGCGGCCGCTTGTTGTGCCTGCATAAAGTTTTGCGCTTGTGATTGAGCAAGAGCCGCGGCACGATTGCGGTCAATCTCGTTTTGCGCTACCTGCGCTCGGGATCCGCCAAAAGCTCCTGCCCCTACGGCCTGCCCTGCCGCTTGGTTTTGTTGAATATCAAAAGACCGGTTGATTTCAGCTTGAACTGCATCCTGAAAAGGATTCATGTAGCGTTCAATCATTTCACCCGTTACTTGTTGAGGGCCAGCTAACGACTGATAAGCATCGCCCATCGTATAGCCGCCTTCTGTTAAGTACGGCATAAAGGACCCAATGCCCGCTGATGCGAGGTCCGCGGCGCGTTGCTGAAGGGCTGATTGTTCAGCAATTTGCTGAACGGGAAGCGTAATCGGCCTATCCGCAAGATCTTTTGCGGATTTTAGAAGCCCTAGTTTATAGGCTTCAATCTCGGGGGCTTCGCGAACAATTTCAGTAGTAGTTGCCATTACGCCACCTGTCCTCGTGTTTCAAGGTTACGCATCATCGAATACATGTTGTTGATGCCTTGATTTAAGTTCCCGCCACCTAGACCGCGAACCGCGTCCTTGGTCATGACAAACTCACCCGGCATCAGCAATGCTCGAACGCTGTCTTGGTCTGGGATGCCTTCGTTTGGCATGATGCCGCCATTACGACGTGGATACACTTCGCCGCCTGCCGCCGCCCGCATTTGCGGAGCTTGGTAACGCATAAACGGGTTACTAAAGAGCGTTTGTTGTGGGGTCAAGCCATACTGACTTCCAACAACATACTGACCTTGCGAGTACCGTGGGTCGCGGCCCGCGAGCATAAATTGCTCTGGGTTTTGTGCGACAAGATCAACCCCGGTTTGTTGGAACTCTTCGGCTAATTCGTTTGTTTCTTCTTCTGGCGTTTCAAAGAATCCACCGGCTGTCGCGCCTAAAGTGGCTAGACCTGCGATTGGGGCATAACGGGAGATCATACTTGGAGTCGCTTTTGCAATATTTTCTTGAGCTATTTTATAAGCAACATCATCCGTATAATTTAACCCTTTTAATCGAGCCACTTCCGCTTCAAGTCCGGGAACTGTGTCGGGAACACGCGGATCAAAAAAGTCTAATGCCTTTTGACCATACCCTTTAGCCGTGTCAAGGAGACTTGTTTCTGCTCCAGTGCTACCCGCAGTGCTACCCGCCTGTTCTGCAAAGCTGGCTACACGATCCGGAGTTGGTCCGCCTGTTCCACCGAAGCGGTAGTCGTAACCTACCCCATCCGTGCTAGCACTCCTAGCTCCCTTGAAGCCCGTGTAATTTCGTCCGGTTGGATCAAAGTTGCCAGAAGCGTCTTGAAAATAAGGGTCGTTCATCATTGCAACGTCTGGATCTAAAGACGGAGCTTTACCTCGAATATCAACCGCTTGTGTATATTCTTCCATTGGCGTAGTTCCCGCAAGCTCTTGAGCTTCGCTCACGCCTGCATCAGCACGGCCCGCGGCAATATCATCAGCAATTTGATCGCCCGTTGGAGCGAAGCTTCTGAACGGATCTCCAGCACCTAGCGCCTTTCCTGTCTGACTCAAACGGCCCATTGGGTTTGCCGCCGCTTCTTTAATGCCCTCAGTAAATGTACCGCCGCCAAGCTTGGAAGAAACACCGGAGAACACGGCGCCAGAAACTCCAGAAATCAAAGCTGATTTCAAAGCGTCTTTAATATTACCGCCTTGAATCAAGGTACCAATACCTGATCCGAGGGCCGCGCCATAAATTGCACCAAGCGGGGTCATCGCTAACGCGATTGGAAGAACAACCGGGGCAACTTTTTTCAGTACCTTACCGACTTTGCTTACCGCTTTGCTAACGCCTTTAGCAACGTTAGAAACAGTTTTTCTAACGCCGCGGAAAATTTTCTTCAAAAAGAATTCGGGCATACCCGTGTCTGGGTTAATGGAGTTTGCACTCGATCCAACCACATACCGATCAGGATCTTCAATCCCCATATCGCGCAGGTGGCTGAAAATAGATTCTTTAAGTTCAGGGCTTTGTTCTAATAAGGCCCGTGGTACGAGAAGCTCGCCTGTTTCAGCGTGAACGACTTGATCATCGCCATAACGGCCATAAGATGCCATGCGTTTTGCAATTGGTTCAAAACGCGCAATCCCCGAATCACCAAACTCTTCACGGGCTTCTTCTGCTTCGAGAGCCGCGATCTCTGCATCAGACATTACAAAGTCTGCGATGCCGCCTGCTGGGATCAGTTCTTCTTGAAGTTGTGCCTGTGCCATTAGCCTGCTCCGCCGCCCAGTTGTTCAGGTACTGTTACCTGTATGATTGTACTGCGTTTCTCGGACCCCGTCCAAGGGTTGCCGCAATCCGGGCAGTTCCCCGAAGGGTAAGACAAAATTTCTTCTGGGGTATCAACTTCGTTATCGCAAGAAACGCAACTAACAATGTCTCTGCTAGTTGAAGGTTTCCAACGCGTGCCGTCAGCCATTATCAATACGTTATCATCGCTCATGTTTTATCCTCTGCTCGAACGACTTTTACAAAGCCGTTGTCTTCATATAAATCGCCAACTTCTAAACTGGCAATTGCGTTTACATTTGGCAAACTGTTAATTCCTGTTAACGGATTGCGGACTTCGTTAATTAAGTTTTCCAAAGACCGTGCTAACTGATGCACATAAACGGGGTCGTATTGCGCCGGTGCCGCAGGGAGTAATGGACGTATTGTTTTGATACTCACCGTCTACCATCCGCTCTTGCGTCGAGTCGTGGCGCCCCTAACCGCCACTGCACACCGCTCGTGTCTGATTCAACTTTTAAGGCGAGTTGACGACCACGGGCTCGCATATATAGTTGATTAGTATAATCGTGTGTCCCACCAACTAATGTTTGACGAACAACCGTCCCAGACGCTTCATCATCTATTACGGCTCCGCTAAAGTTTTTTGCAGTGACGGTGAAATCTACTTCAGGGTTGTCCGCAGTAGATCCTCGGAAGGACAGATCCGGGAGCAGTCGTCTTATTAACATAAACTGGTCACCGTCACCAATGTCAAAATCAGACGACGTGATAAATGCTTCTAACGGAGAACCGTCCGCTTCTAATCCGCGCTCATGATCATATATATAGCCATCTGGTCCCGTGGCTTGCGGATAAGAACGTTGCCCCGATGCGCGGTCATTCCAGCAAGTCCGAGCTAATGTCCCGTAATACCACAGGTTTTCTGCATAATTATAAACCACATAACGGTCATTTTCTTCCGATCCGGCTGACGGATAAAACCACCAGACCTCGTTTGCTGAACCAAGAGATCCCGCAAAAATCTTGAAAGATTGCTGTGTATTGATGTCTGAAAAAACATAGTCACGAACAGAACAAGGGATTGGCTGAATTCGACCATCAAACATGTAAAAGTTGCTTTGACCCATCCAGTACACGGTGTCATTAACGCTAAGAGCGGCGTTAGGACCTGCGATTCGGATGTTGTCACCAAGTAGTGCGGTACCGAAGGTAAACGGAGGCCCGATAAACTGTAGCGAGTGTAGGCTGGAGTCTGTCCACACCAAGATTTGTCGTGAAGTACGGACAGCGGTAATAATCTCTGAACCCTGAGATAGCCGTAAATCACCGGCCGTGTTGGTTGCTGTTGGATTCCAATCAGCCGGATTCTCTTGGTCAGAGAAACGAATCAGTAACGGGTCTTGTACTGTCGATCCAATCGGGTTGGCGCCAAATGCAATGACATGCCGGTCAGCTTCTGAAACAAGGGTTTTACGCGCAACGACTGGAACTTCGTTTGCTCCAGATAAAGAAATAAGAGGTATTGCGCGAGTGTTTACACCACTTGTTGCGTCCCAATAATAAATCTGATTATCAGCGTTAACCATAATAAGGTCTTCACCGAAATTGTCCGCAAACCATATACGCAATGTTTCACCCGCCAGTGACGGCACGGCAGAACCCCAAGTAAATCGACCCCATGTTCCCGCTCCCCAGCCCGGTCCAAGAATTGTGGTTGCCAAACCCGTGCTTAATAAATAAAAAGCAGAGGCTTGCCCTTGTTCCGAAAAATCGCCATCGGCCGGATTAGCCAGTTCTAAGGTATAAGTGTCTGTGGTCACAGACGTAATAACGTGCGGAACACTTGAGTTTTCAATATCGGTGTTTAACTGAGAAGTCAGGCCGGAAACGCTTTCAAACTCGACAAAATCTCCGGTAGAAGATCCGTGCGACGGGTCGTGGACCGTGAGCGTTGCATCACCGTTTGTTGCTGAAAAACTAATTGCCATATCAACTCACCGAAACCGTAACTGTACCAACCGAAGATACGATAGGTTGAGTGTACTCTGTAATGTGAATAGAGTCTTCTGCGCTGTAGCTTCGGACATCGACTGTTACATTGCGATTATCATAATCCAGCCAAGTCACTGTGCCGACTTCGCCGGTCATTTGAACAGCCGTTTCAGTAAATGTTTGCGTGGTAACTGCTTCAAGAATACCTAGCTCTGCGGTTGCAGATACGCCTGTTACTTCAAGCACGCCGTCTTCAAACGGTAGACCAAGTTGCACGGTCACCGTGCCGACGAATCCACCAGCATCGACACCTGTTACTCCAAAAGGTAACCAAACGGTCCTTCGGTACGGGGTGATGTCGTACAGGGTCCCCGATTCTTCGAGATATGCTTTTTTCTCGGTGCCGACAAATAAAAAGTCCTGCGAAGCAAGTGTCGTGAAGTCATGAATACCACGGGGAGTACCGTCAAGCGCACTCTGGTTGACCTTTTCCCAACCGCCTAGCTTTTCGACGTAGCCGTAGCGAAAACGGATTTTATCGCCATCGTGCCAGCCGCCTTCGTTCGAGTAGTTAGTCCCTTCTCGATTGATTCCGGGTTTAAAGACGAGCTTGCTTAGGGGCATGAAGATTCCTTTAAGTTAAGCTATGTATGTACCGGAGTCTTTGTAGATCAAAATTGTATCCGCCCCGTCCGTGACTACTGTCGGAGATCCTGTAACTGCGCCTGAGTAGTTTGCTGTGAGCATTCTTAAAATAACTACACCTGAACCACCCGCAGATGCGGCTGGACCATCGTAAGCGGCTCCGCCGCCACCGCCAGTGTTAGGAGAACCCGCAGTCGATGCCGTACCTCCGGATACTGTACTTGCATTACCGCCACCGCCTAAGCCTCCGGGGCCAACACTACCGTTAGAAGCACCACCGCCGCCTCCGGCGTAGTAAACATCAGATCCTGAGACTTCTCCTACGGATTGTGCTGTTGCAATAGTAGACGAGATAATTGTGGAGATAGCTCCAATGCCGCCAGTAGAACCTGCCGTACCTGCCGGGTTTCCTCCGCCTACTGCTCCGGCACCACCGCCTGCACCGCCACCGTTAGTACCAGATGTAGCATTGCCGCCATTATTACCTTGTCCCGCAGTACCTGATCCTCCAAGACCTGCGCTATAACCGCCGCCTCCACCAGATCCACCACTTTTACCGGTTCTTGCGGCACCACCCGCACCACCGCCTCCGCCTCCTACAGCGGTATAGATTGAAAAAACACTGTCTTCACCGTTAGTGCCATCACCGGCGGCTGTATTGGTATCGGCAGTTCCTTGCGCCCCGCCGCCTCCAACAGTAATAACGTATGTAGTGCCTTGGGATAATGACTCATCAGTAAGTGAGCGCATTCCGCCTGCACCACCGCCTCCGCCACCACCGCTTCCTGATCCTGCACCACCCCCGCCTCCTGCGACAAGCAACGCATCAACAGTATAAGTAACTGCTTGCGTACCTACTGTGACCCACTCAGTACCGTTATAGGTTTCTACAACATTTTCGGTAGTGTTTTGACGTATCATTCCCTCAACAGGCGAACTTGGACGTTGAGCAGTCGTGCCCGCAGGCAAATAAACCGCGTCGGTTTTTGAATCAGGGCTAATGCTTGACAGGCCGCGAGCTTTGGTCATGGATTATTCCTCGGTGATTTGAACCCAGTTGGTTGTGTCTTCGTCCCACTCGTACAGATTGCCGTCATCAGGGTGTGCAACAGGTGCTTCCCAGAGACATGATGTTTCGTTCAGAGTCCACGAAGCGTAAGGCTGTGGTGGAATAAATGCGTTGCGTGTTGAGTCATAAGTATAACCCTTACCAGCGTAGTTCTTACGCTCACGGCCCTCGTCCCCTGTAATGACAGATTGATCCGCCGCAGGTTGGTTAGTTGCGGGATCGTAGTAAACACCGCCGCGCATATTGTAGCTGGTCTTTAGCCAACGACCGGGTGAGTCATCAACAAATGTGTCGAAGAATTCTGGTTCGGCAACAATGACCCTAGTCACGATGCCGTCTTGTACTTTTGCAAAATGTGCCATTGCTTGTCTCCTTTACTCCTCAGTGATTTCAACCCAGTTGGTTGTGTCTTCGTCCCAGCGATACATATTACCGTCATCAGGGTATGCAACAGGTGCTTCCCAGAGGCACGATGTTTCGTTCAGTGCCCAGCTTGCGTAAGGCTGTGGTGGAATGAACGCATCACGAGTAGCGTCATAAGTGTATCCGATGCCTGCGTAATTTTTACGAAATGGTGTGCCACCTGATCCGTGTATTCCGCCGTGCGTGTTGTAGCTAGTGCGCTTACAAGCCTGACCACGGAAAGCACCATAGTGCGATTCCCAATCAATCAGTCCGCCTTCCGTATTTCCGGCAATTACCTCGGTTACGACATTGTTTTCATCTAAAAAAGCATAGTGAGCCATTGCTGTTTTCCTACAAGCTAAACTGTATATTGCCAGTTCCAGCGGTAAATGTGGTTATCTTATTCCCGCCTGAAGACGCGGTGCTAAACGTCAAACCGCCGCCCGGGTTAGAAACGCTAATTGTGTCTGAATACTTAATGACCACAACACCCGATCCACCGGCTCCAGAAGTACCTCCACCGGCTCCTGCGCCACCGCCACCGCCACCGGTGTTAGTCGTTCCGCTAGTTGCCGTTCCAGTTGTGGATCCAGCGCCACCTCCGCTACTTGCAGTGCCCGGAGTATCTGCGGCGACACAACCCCCGCCGCCACCACCTGCCCTTGCTACTGAGTCAATAGAGCTTGTTAAACCGGCACCGCCATTACCACCGCCTGAACTTGTCCCCGCGCTTCCATTGCCACCAGCACCGCCGCCACCGCCACCAGCGCCGTTATTGGCAGATGTGTGTCCTGCGCCGCCGTCACCACCTTGGTTAGACGTACCAGAAGCACCGGAAGTATTAGTACCGCCTGCACCACCACCAGATCCACCAGTGTTACCTGTACCGTTAGTACCACCGCCCCCGCCACCAGTAGATGTAATGGTGGAAAATACAGAATTAGTACCATTTTCTCCGACTGCGTCAGAACCGGATCTTGCGGCACCGCCCCCGCCAACAGTAACGGTATATGAGGTGTCTAACGCTAAAGATAAAGTTGATTCCGCTGAAGAATTGTCACCAGAAGTACCAACCGATGTACGATAACCCCCGGCACCACCACCGCCAGCGCCAGCGCCATATCTACCCCCGGAAGCGCCACCAGCAACAACTAAAAAATCTACCGAGATACTACGATTAGGCTCGTCACTAAAATTAACCCAAGAGCTTGAAAATTCGTCATACCATTCCGGCTCAGACGTTGATGTATTAAACCGCACATAACCATCAGCAGGAGACCCCGGACGCTGTGCCGTAGTTCCTGATGGAAGAGCAAAGAATCCTGTAGAGGTGTTGGCTGAGTCAGACACCCCTGTGGCATCAACCGCGCCAGCTTCTAAAGCATCTGATCCAATCTTACTGATCGCCATTAGATCGTCTCCGGCCAGTCATTGATCGGTGCGTTTCCAGCATTGTTACCGTCAGCATCCACAGGAGCGTTGTAGAGAGCCATAAATGCCGCATGATCTGCCGCGCCTGTGATTGCAGTCTCGATGGTATTCGATGCTGTACGCACTGCCGCACGATAAGTTGTTACTTCAGCAGGGACAGTGTATCCCGATACCTCTGCCGCCTTGATGACCATCCAATCAGTCGGAGCAAGCAAGCCGCTAGCAGTCACTTTCGTCTGTGCGATGGCATTGCTCTTGAGTCCTTTGGTGACGATCTGTACACCGTCAGGATCTAGTGCAGGATTGCCGTCCTCGTCTACTTCATTGACATCATCTAATGCCTTTGGAACTCCTGCTGACCAGTAGAAGCGATTGTCGAACGGTACAGGCTGTAAGTCCTGATTCCACACCAGACCTCTAGCGGCTTTTTCGTCTGCTGACCAAGATGACCAGTTCGTTGGATGCTTTACGCCAGAATCGTCAGCCCAACTTCTGCCGACTCTGATTGTGCGTCCATTATATGTCCACATTGTTTCTATCTCCTATCAGCGAGCGTTGCTGTACTTAAACGGGTTTTCGGCAAATGCCATGTAGATGAAGCTGTTTGTTCCATTATCAAAGTTAGAGTTGTTTCTAATTTTAATGCCGTTTGATAATGCATCAACGTACCAAGATGCATCTGCACCGCTGTCTTCTCCTGCGGTTGTATCCCACGCTATTGGCTGTCCTTGTGATCCCATGACGTTGTAGTCCAACCTAGTTGTATCATAGCAATACCAAGAGCCTGTCGTGTTTTTACACTTCACCATGAACAATGCGGGCCTGAAGCCCAAGTAGATAAATGGCCCGTCCGTAGAATTATTTCCCGAAAATGAGCCAAACTTTGAGAAGCCTTCGACACTGTGGAAGCAATAAACTACAAATGTCCTGCCGTTGGTGTTTAGTGTTGAACTACCTATGCTAAAAACAGTGCTTGTTGGTGCAGTGTTTTGAAAGAAAGTTGTGTTTGAATTTTCGGCGTCCGTATTATTGTGTCGCAAGTTTTTACCCGCACCTAACGCACTATGATAGACAAGGTGATCTGTTCCATCTGCATCTCTACGTCTAAAAACAAGCATCTCAGGTGCTTGTGACAGACCGTGAGCAATAGTTCCGTCAGAGCCAGTTCCAGTGTAGGTCACGATACTACAACCACTTGTTGTGTTTGCACTGAGCCTTGTTGCAGGAATTGACCCCGCCAAAGCTGATCCGTAATTTGACCCGTTTACTTTTACACTACCTGCTGTTGGGGTAGCTCCTGCACCTGCACTGTTGTCTACCGTAGGCGCACCACCTAAATTCCAAAGCCATCCTACATAAGTACCACCAGATTGGTTAATTCCTTCTAGCGTATGGCTTGGATCACTACCTTTCTGAACAGTAAACCCATCAGTTGTGTACGCATTAATGTCGCCAAAGTTAGTCCAAGCTGACCCTGCCTGAGTTTTACCTTCAGCCCGTGTGCCATCAGGCGATGGGCCATTAGAAACTAAAGCATTGAACGAACCGACACCACGAACAGCGTCCAATAGCATATGATCACTACCATTGCTCGATCCGTTTCTGCGCTTAACCCAAGAGAAGTCGGGTGTGAAGTTAATGTCCCCTGTTACACCAGAGCCTCCTGCTTGAATAGTGCGTGTTGCGTTGTCGTCTCCAGACCACGTTAGCGTCCCAAAGTAATCCACAGGACTACTACCCTGTGCAGGGTCTATCTCAGGGTCGGGTAGGTTGGCTGTCGAAAGTGCAAGGTGATTTGATGGCGGTGTGTAGGTGAAATCTTGTTGGCCGAAATTGACTCTTCCTGCACCATTTGATGCCCCAGATGAGTTTCCAATCAAAAATGAAACATCACTATCCACAGTTATATTTGCCGATCCAACAGATGTACCATTTTTGTAAAACTCAATAGTATTGGTTGCAGACTCCATATCTAGTGCTATACCAATCACATCATTTGTCGTATAGGTTCCTGATACTGTACTAGATGAAGTTGACCAACCACCGTTGCTAGTCAAGTTTCCTTGTGAAGTATAAACAATGGTTTTAGGGTTTGCTTCTTGGCTTGAGTTCCACCCTTTTGAGTACGGTGCGCCAATACCAACAACAAAATAACCTGCGATAGTTGTTGGAACCATCTCGCAGTACCACTTACCAGAATTAACTGCAAAAGTAGAAACTCTAGCTCCATTTACAGGGGCGATGGTTGCTTCGAGATTACCATTAGATGTGGTAGATGATCCGCCAGTTAGAGGATTCAACGTAGCAAAGTTATTCGTCGGACTATCACTCACATAATCATCTGATGTGATGTTATTCGCAGTCCAGTTGTTACCCTCCCCAGAGCTATCGTTGACGTTACCGTCAAACTCTAGGTGAAACCCATTCGTACCGTAGGTAACCGATGGAGTCTTAGCCACCCACACATTTTCCTTGAATTCCCCGAACGCATCAGCATCGTAGGCTGTACCGTCTGTGAAGTGGACTTCGGCTAGATAGCCGTCTAAGTGATAAGTTCCTATTGAATTAGAAAAGACACCCATCGTGTGCAGTGCGGCACTGTTTATTGCATAATTAGTATCGAATGACCAAGTGCGAGTTTTAGTCAGTGTTATTTCTTCGCCATTAATCCAGATACGACTCCTGTTCGCACCTGTTCCATCAAGAGTATTAAAACGCCAAACAAGATGATACCAAGCTGATGGATCACGAAAGACCGCAACAGATTGATCATATGCCCCAGTTCCGCCTAAGTCAGTGATTAAATTGCCACCACTGCTTTTGTATAAAGCAACACGGCCAGTGCTTGAGCCACCGCTAAAAATAGTCGAGTTGGCTGATATGTTTCCAATCTTAACCCAACCACTCCAAGTCCAAGTCTTTTGGTCACCCGCCGCAAAAGTCCGACTCAGATACGCAGAGTCATTATCGTTAAACCGTAGCGATTGTTCTATCGTCGTAGGATAGAAGTCCGTCGCTTGTCCTGCCGATCCTGCTATGAGGTTGTTGATAAACATTATGAATACGCCAAAGTTACGACAGCGTGAATGGATGTTGATGTGCGAACGATGTAATCAATGCGATCTACCGCAGAGGCGGTTGTAGTTAGCGTAGGAGCAGTACCACCTGCAAAATCCCAGTAAGTGCCAAAAGACAGTGTGCGTGAACCAGTACCGTCCTGTACAACAAAGATCGAACCAGTCTGTCCAACTACCATGTTTGATGGATTTTCAAGGGTCCTGCCACCTCCGAGGGTTACAGTGAAGTTTTGGTTCGCCCCAAAATCAGGGGTGATCGAAGCGCCATCAGTCAGTGTCGCAACCTCGACCGCGTACCGTCCTTCGAGTTGATCGGATGAAGTTGTTTCGCCAAGCGCCGTGACATCCGAACCTGTGTATATGGATTTGACTAACTTAGCCATTTTTCACCTCAAGCCGTTAAAGAAATATTGTCTTCTGCACCGCTTGCGTCAAAGAAGGGGACCTGCTGTAACGCATTTAACGGTATTGTATCAAGAGTTGAATCCGCCTTGTAGAACGGAACAACCATCGTGTTCGAGTAGTTTGCCAGATTCGCTACTGAAAAAAGTTCATAAGCGACTATTTCAACAACGTCATCGGCACTCGCGCCTGTGGTCAAAACCACCGAAGTACCCGTTCCCGCCGTATAGTCCGTGCCCGCAACCAAAGACACTCCGTTTAAGTACACATCCGTGTACTTTGAATCTGCGTACTTGAGCGTCTGACCATTATCATCAGATCCAGAAAACGATGTTTGACTTGCTGTCGCCGTAAAGTAGAAGCGATTTCGGATTCCGAACCCCGGTGCTTTGCCGATATAGCTCATGGCTTTGGATACTCCGCTTTAACAGCCGCGATGGTTTCTTTCCATGCGTCAATGCCTTCATGGTAAATCTGATCCAGTTGCTCTGCGATGGATGGGTAGGCTTTCTTGCGATCCAGTTTGTATGGTGCATTGGCTTCATCGTATGCCGCTTGGAGTTCTGCTACCTTGGCATCAAATTCTTCTTTGGTTGGCTTGGTCACACCGTCCTGAATAACAATGGCGTGTTCCCAACACATACGCTGATCGTTTGGAATTGTGTTCCCGTCTGCGTCAACCTTTGCCCATCCATACCAGTTAGGAGTGTCAGGACGCAGGGCTTTCAGAGCTTGTTGTACAAAGTCCGTCATACTTCCGCTACCTTAAATGTGCTAAATCCTGTTGCCGACCTGTCAGTCGCCCCAATGAACTCAGTTCCACTTCCTGCCGCTGTATCCATTACAAATCTAATTTTTTGATTAGCCGTATCCGTTATTTTGAACATAAACACACCGGAAGAATTTGATCTGTAATTTGTAGTTGGAACGGTACTCCGAGATTCTACTGCATCGGAATAAGTTGAGTTGTTACTTGTATATTGTAAAACCATACAAATATACTGCGTATTCGCATTGGTTCTGTTGCCTTCAGCAAAAAAGTTAATCCACCAATAACCCGTAGACGGGAAAGTAAATACTCCAGAACTTTGCGACAATCCAGTTCCCAAAACAACAAAGCCGTCAGTATCAACTTGTTCCCAGTTAGTGGATATCACAGCCCCATTAGCCGCTGATGTTGTTGTGGATATTCTCCAAGAATCAGCTTCAGTAATCCCAAGCGATCCAGTGATCTGGCTGGACGGGATAGATGACGCACTCGTCAACACCGTCCCCGTCTCATCCGGCAGAGTCAGTGTGCGGTTAGTTGCTGTGTCTGTACCTGTGACGGTATAAGTCCCGCCAGAAGAAACGTCTACTTTTAAGTCACCGCTGGTGCTTACATTTCCGCTAAAAGTACCGGACGTTGCTTCCAGCGCAGTGCCCGAAGGATGCGTGATCGTAGAAACAGGAGTGCCTGAGTTCACAACATAAATGTTATCTGTGCCTGTGACCGGTGCCGCTGTGAATGTTAGTGTGGTTCCAGACACCGTATAAGCATCTGTTGGCTCCTGCCTTACGTTTTCAACAAAGACCTGTACGCCGTTTGTTGTCGCAGGATTAGTAAGGGTAAATGCTGTGGTACTGCCGTTACCAGAAAAAGTGTCTTTGGTAATCGCAGTAAAACTGTCGGCAGGTGTGTTACCAAAATAAGCCATTAGGTGATCTCCAGAATCGACATAATCGCATCAACAGATGACGCAGTGTCGGACTTAACCTTAATGCTGTCGTTTGTTGTTAAAACCACTTTCTGATCGCCGCCCACAATAACGAGCGATGACCCAGCAGGGACAGGCGCGTCTTTTACAATGTAAGTGTCGTTTGAGCCGTCGTTCAGTGTGGCATCCACAAGAACCTGAGAAGCTGTCCTGTTTGCGACAGTCAAACCAATGACTGTGACATCCGTAGAAGACCCCACCGTGTACGAGCCAACAGCCGTCAGTGAAGTGCCGATGCTCCGAGAAAGTTTGCGTGTAAAGGTATTTGCCATTTATCTCACCCTAGTGCAATTGCCAGTGCCACGGCTGTACCAGCAGGTTCGGCACCTAAGTTAGTTAATGCGGCGGAAGCTGTACTCGCTCCGGTCCCGCCATCCGCGATAGCGAGGTCTGTAATTCCTGTCACACTGCCGCCTGTCACCTTGATCGAGGATGAGGCAAGGTTGGCTGTGAAATCTGAGACCGCGGCACCCGCTCCCGCGCCATCGCAATAAATAATCTTTGTGTCGCCATTGGCTACTGTGACGTTGGCTCCAGACCCCTGACTAAATATCGCAGATTGACCTGAGTTATTGTAAACCATGTAGATCTTTTGCGCGTCATTTGGAGAGACGGTGATCGTGTTTGTTCCAGATGGGGAACCACCTAAAACTAAAGTCTTAAACATACCGTCGGTTAACGTACCGTCGGTTGTTGATAACGTGTGAGTCGTCCCAGATAGTGTAATATTGCCCACGCCGTTAAGAGCACGGTCCACAATCTGTAGGTTTGTGTTTGTTGTTGCACCCCAAGTTCCGGACT